GTAATTTCGTCGTCGGTTACTGTGTGAGTTCCGTTGAATGGCGAACCGCATCCAGTAATGATGACGGATTGCCCTTGAGTAAATTCGTGAATATTTGCGGTTTCAAAATAAGCAACGTTATTTTCTAATTTGACTTTGTTGATTTTGCTTTGGAAAGTAACAAGCATCGGAAGAATCAGATTCTCCGAGGTGTCGATAATGTCGTTTAGATAAGCATCGTTATAGAGGGATGACGAGACGCCAAGAATCGTGCGTAGCTCTGTGGCCGTAACTATTGTTGGCATCTCGCCTTCCTTTCGTTCTTAGGGGTGACAGGCCAGCTCGGGAGCGGACTGGCCGTCACTATCTAGTTTCCTAGTTCTTGTTGAAGTGGCAAGATCCGTTAGCCACCTTGACAGCGAGTGCGCCGTATCCGTAGTAAGCGACCTTGACTTGTCCGGTACCAACAATGTCAGCGCGAAGCTGGAATCGTGGTGATTCGTACCAAGTGTAGGACTCTGGATTTACGACGAACATCGAGCCATCACCTGTTGTGTAGGTCAATGCAGAGAGTGAGCGAGATACGTACAGGTCAAGACCTGCAACGTTTCCGCGGAGTGACTGTGGGCTTACTGCTCCACCAGCGTTTGATGGTGCTGTCGCTGTGTAGATAGGACGTCCATTGTCGTTGTAACTCATAATGTTCGCCCATTGTTCTGGGGAAACTACGAGTGAACGAGCAAATCCAAGACTGTTCTCATATACCTCAGCAGCGGCTTGAGCAACATAACCTAGAAGGCCAGCTGCGGTGTTGTCCTGTGCTGTTGGTGCAAGTTGTCCGGATGAAATGATGAGGTTAGTGACGTACTTGTCGGTTTCCTTTGCGTAAGCAAATTCCATCTGACGAACGAGTTCCTCAAAGAACAATGGTGAAGAACGATCTAGAAGTTCTACCGAGAATTCCTGACCGCCAGCGAACTTCTTGACTGCTACTGACAAGAATGAGTTTGTCATTCCAGTCTCGCCGATTGGGCCTTCTTCAGCAACTTCCGCAACAGTTGGAACTGCTGTGATCTTAGGAATCTCGAATGTCATACCAGCAGCAGGAAGAACTCCGCGGCTAATTGCATCGATGGAACCGCGATCTGCATTTGAAAGCGGATTGATGATTTCAGCAAGCTGTGGTGTTGGAATCAAGCCTGCGTTATTGACGGTGGTGTCATCTGCAGCGCGGACGTACTGACGTGCATTGTCATCACCAAGAGCAGCGCGAACGCTGTTCTCAAGGTATTTCGCCTTTGTGAACTCAAGGCGAGGAGCGGTGAAGAATGCTGGGCGAGGCGCAGCAGCTTCAACCTTGGCAGCTTCTACCGTTTCTTCGGCAGGAGCTGGAACGGTAGTGTCTGACACTTGTTCTCCTTCGGTTGGGTTGTCTGCTTCAGCGGTTGCCGGAGCAGAATGTTCTTTTGGTGCTTCATTCTCTGAAGCCGCGACTTCGCTAACGCGAGCCGAATCAATTGCTGGATCAGTAACCAACGAGACTTCATCAAGTGTTGCAGAAGTAATCTGCATAACGCCCTTGTTGTTAGTCCATTCGTTGATTTGTGCGCCAACGCTAAATCCATCGCGTAAACCTTCTGTGGCCTCAATCAACGCGTCTTCTCCGGCCATAGTGTTGGCGATTTTGAACGTTGCCACAATTCCGTTAGCGGTGACTTCGTGAGATAACAATTTCCCAATCGGACGAGTGCGGTCGTGCTCGAGAAGTAGCTTTACTGGCTTCATTTCGATTGAATCATTAGCGAACACAGTTGGGCCAACTGAAGTGTTGCCCTTCTCGTTCCAAGTCACAATGGTTCCGCTGATTGTGCGCTTTACAGTATCGGCCGCAGTTACGACCATCGGCATACTAATTTTCATTTGGGATTAGGTCTTCCTCTCGTTGAATTTGCTCAACGCTCATCGCGCCAATGCGGTTCAAGATTTCATAAACCTGAGCGCGTTCCAATGCGTTACCGCGAAGGAAATCGTCAAGTGCGAAGCGCGTCATTACCGGATTAGGTACGAAGTCCGGAAGTGAGAGCCTTTCCTCAATCGCCTTCAGAATTGGGCGCAGAGAGAAATCAACAAGTGATCGCCGTTCGGAGACGGCATTTGAGTAAGTCATAGAAGTCGTCTCTGCGCTCAAGAAGTAGGCTGGGATTCCGCAAGCGCGAGCCAACTCGAGGGCGACGTATTGTCTAGCCTCAGCAAGTTGTAGCGACTTAGGATCATAACCAAATTCTTTCAAATCAACGTCCGCATTGAGAAACGCAGTTGAGCGAGTCTGTCGAGCAGTTCGCCAAGCTGAAAGAAGTGATGAAACTCTTTCGGCCGTTAGGTTTGTCCCATTAGATTTCAAAATCATTGAAGGTGCGGGCTCTTTAGCGTAATTGACTGCGGCGTTTTCTAGATAAACAGCTGCGCTAATTGTTTTGCCAGCTCTGTGAAGTAATCCTTCATCTGGACCATCAAAACGAATAATAGAACCGACGCCCATAATAGGAACAGCAATGCCATCGACTTTGTAGCCCGTAATTTCTGTATTTTTGTAATTTGTGTCCACTGTGACGCGGTCTGGACTTACGCGAGTCCAAGCTCTAACGCGTCCGCCATCGGTTGAGGAATACATTTCGAGAACTTGACCATAACCGACGCCATAAAGCCAAATATCTTCAGCAAGCCAGTTATAGATAACAAATCCAGCTACGCGAGGGTCAGGCTGATTGATAACGCGGTGAGGATCGACATATTGACCGGTGATGCGGTTGAAAGTTGTGAGAGGTAATGAGCCGATAGTTCCGCAGATAATATTTCTAGCGCGAGCGACGGAAGGAACGCTCATCGCAAGAGCTCTTGTCGTATTTGTGGCTCCGCCGAGGATATTGTAAATCTGATCCTGAATCTGAACCGGAGTTAGCGCGGCAGTTACATCAACTGTTTTCGCCGCTTTTACTTCTGGAAAGAAGAAATCTCTAAATGCGCCCATTTGACTAATATTGTAAGGCGAGTGTGTTACATAATCACAATATCGACGCCATCATTGGACTTAGTGGCGAAGTGAGTCGCCATCGCCGAAGCAATAGCTCCACAGATGACCGCGTTACTAACTTTCCGACCCATTACCCAACCGCCATCACCGAATGGTAGTTTGACGGCGGAGAGGCATTGTTTGGTCAGCTCGTCCTGTCCCGAGTGGGCTAACCGCTGAGATGAAATAGCACCTAGGAGTTCGTCACAGCTTTGCGCGTAATCTAGACCATCGATGGGCTCAGTCCTAATTCCAGCCGGAGCCAATCTAGCCGCGACCGCTGACGCTGTTCGGGCTGAGTAAGCCACAAGTTGGACTGGGTACTTTCTGAACCATTCGGCTAGGTCGTTAGCCAAGGCTTTATCGTCCAAGTTCTGAGGATTGTGCCAAGTCTGAAGAAGGATGACTTGGAATTGGTCGCCCTCAAGTTTCTGGCTGGCAACTAGCGCGGCTTGTTTGCGGTCAGGGCTGAGATCGATAGCGAGCCAAGTATCGGCCTCAGGGTTGAGTCGAAGTCCCTCAACTTTACAAGCGTCCCATTGGGAGGCATTGATAACGGGATTTATTGTGTCCACCCACTGGGTCAATACCTCCGTGCGGACAATGTCTTCAGGGTCATTTAGTACCGCCCGAATATTGTCTGGGTGAATTGTGTGACCGAGTGACGGATTGGCTTGTGAGACGCCTAACCAGAAGTCGGGCGAATTGTCGAACTTGATTCCTTGAGGGGCTGAATACTCGAACCATCCAATATCGTCAGGGGCTCCGTGAATTGCCGCTAAAGCTCGTTCCCTAAGTCGATTCAAAACTATCGAATGTTGATCTCCAGCTGAAGTGTAAATAAACGTTTGCGGATTTGGGCTGGCCATTTGGGTATAACGCAAGGCAGACCAGACGTCATCATCTTTGAAGTCTCTTACCTCGTCCATATGAACGCAATTTGGGGCGGCGATACCTCGACCGGCTGAGTTATTGGCTCGGACTATGTATCTGCGACCCTCGGTGAACTGAAGCTCTTGAAATCCCTTACTTTCCAGCTTCTTAGTAAACTCAGCGGCTAATCTGGGACTCTGTTCAATAATCCCATATATCTTGTAAAACAATTCGGCTGAAGTGGTCAGTTTGTGCGCCGTATGGACTTGTAATTTCTCCTTCAGAACGTAGATTCTAAACAAGATATTGAGAGCCATAAAAGTAGATTTGCCGTTTTGGCGGCCGACTAATAAACACACTATTGGATGAGCCCATCGGCCGTCGGGTTTGTATTTCAGTGAGTGATGGGCTAGCCATTGTTGCCAAGGGAGCAGTTCGTAACCTATTTCCTCGCAAAATCGGATCATAGCCTCGCCGTGAGATGGGTAATCGGTCAGTTTTGTGTGGATTCGAGGGTTTGGCACACCTCGGTAAGCCGATTCGTCCCTAAGTCGGGCTAGTTCCTTCGAATCGCTCCCAGAGTCGCCCAGAGGCTCACTCATAATGCCGAACGCTTCCATTTTCAGGGAAAATCTTCCCAATGGGGGTCGTGGCTTTCT